CTGGTTATTCAACTGCTCCAGACATTCTACTTGCTGGTACAGGACTTGAACAACAAGCAACTGCAACACTTGCTGGTTCTGCTGTCGCTCTTGCAACAACTGGTGCAGAACAACAGACTAGAACTGTGGTCGCATAAGTAGTAGTATAAATTAACGGAGTATATTATGCCAAAGAATGAAAAGACATTAAGTGTCAGTGATATTGAAGACAAGAAAAAAGAACTCGAATCTGACCTTGAAAAAATACAGGGTCAGATTCAGAGTATCGACAAAATGAGAGTGCAGTTAACCACACAGGGTAATGCCATTAATGGTGCAATCCAACAGTGTGATTTGTTTCTGCAACAACTTGAGGCGAGTCCCGCCAGTAGCATACCCTCGCAAGACGATAGTGCATTACAAACTGCATTGAGTTGAGGGTTTTAACCATTAGGAGAAAATAAAATGGCCGATAAGAAAATTACCGCCCTGTCAGACTTAGGTGCCTCAATTGCATCAGAAGATTTACTTCATGTAATTGATGACCCATCAGGTAACCCTGTAAATAAAAGAATTTCAGTATCTAACGTCTTTAACAACATTCCAACCTTTATTGCATTGGACGGAACTGCACAGACTATTACCAACAGAACAGATGCTGTACAAGTTGGAGATGCTGCTGGAGTATCATCATCAATTACCTACTTAAATACTACTTCAGGTACTTATGCTGGTTCAATGGCAAACGGTGTAAATGGACAGATAAAAATCATTGCAATGACTGTAGATGGTGGAAACGCTGTTGTTACACCAGCAAATTTGTTGGGTGGAAGTACTATCACTTTCAATGATGTAGGTGATACTGCAACACTATGTTTTAATGGAAGTAACTGGATGATTCTATCTCATCACGGTTGCACAATTGCATAAGGAGTTATGATATGAGAATGGGTGCAAATGGCGAACCAATGCCAGAAAAAGAAACAGAGACACTTCAGGAAATTCTAGAAGTGAATCCAAACGCAAAGAAGAAGAAAAAAGAAGACACCAAGTATGAGTGGGCTTCTGAAGAACTTACAGAGGATGAAGTCAATGAAGAACTTTAATAAATTCATTACTGAGAAAGCGTCAGATGAAGATTTGGCTGCAGACGGTGTAGACTTCACTAATGATGTATCTAATCCAAAGATGATTGAACGTATCAATGGTTTCTTGGGTGCAATGTCTAAGATGGAACACCTAGTTCCAGAACATGGACTAACCAAGATGCAAGAAAAGTTGGGTAGACTTTCACTATCATTTGATATGCCAGACCTATCAGAAGACGGTGGAAAATATTCAATGCCATTAACACAGTTCGGTGGAAGAACTGGTGAAGATGAAAGTGGCGCATCAGTGAATGACGATGGAATCTCCCACAAGGTTGAGGGTGGTTTGTCTTTAGAGATTATGCATGAAAAGACATCAAACGGAACTCACTTTATAATTGCCAAAATCGTTTAATAAACGGTAGAGGTATATATGTTTGAGAAATTAACTAATGATAATATCACGATGTTTGCTATAAAACATTATGATAATCCACAATGTGAAGGTGAAGTTGAATTCCATGATGACATGAAACGCTTTAAGTATATAAAGCGTCTATTGAGAAAGTATCAAGATTCTGGAGAACTAAAAGAACGGTTGATACTTAATCATTTGATTGTTGTCTTTAATGTATTCGGTGCTGAAGCAGGTTCTACTTTACTCTTGTTCAAACTAGAACCAGAGTTCTGGAGTGTTCTTAAAACATTTATGGTGTTTTTGAATATGTTACCAGAAGGAGAACTTGAAGAAGTGGATGAGGTTGAAGAAATTAAAAAGGTATTAGAGAAAGTATAATGGGAAGAGCAATAGATTTATTTGTGACCTACCGATTTGTCAAACTGTTAACCACACCGTTTGAGAAAACTGATGCCTTTAAGCTGGGTATTATCGATAAGGATGGTAACCGTACAGATAAGAAATTATACAAGATTGATGAACGCAATGCATACACCGTATTGCACAAACTTGTCTTCAACATCAAAAAGATATTCAGTAAAGTGCCTGGTCTTAGAACAAAGGTTGGTACTTATGCTACTGCACTATTCTTATTGAAAGATACTTTCAAAGAACATATCGAAGACCCACAGGTATTTGAAAAAGAATTTATGAAGTTCATTAAAGAGAATAACATAGAACTTGATGATACTATTATTGAGGAAGTTACCTTAGACAACGGTAGACTTGCTAAAGGAATTTATAAGTTGACACAAGATGTTGTGACAACAGAAGAAGAGGATGAGATTGATGCACTGGAAGGTGACGAAGTAGAAGTCTTTGAGGACACACCAGCATCTGATACAATCTTGGGAGTAGATGTATTCCCTGTAATCCACAAAAAAACAAAACAAAAAATCTTTGTTAGTGCCGAAGATATCAAAGAATTAGATATAGGAGACTTGTAATGTCGTTCAAATTTGATGACGTAATGAAGAAGTTTTATGATGACCCAGCACTGGGCATTAAAACAGAGGATGCACCAGTTAATAATGCTTCCAGTGGTGCAGTCTCCATGCCACCAGATGTTCAGATGGATAAAAAGAAAAAAGAAAAGAAGGCCTATGATGGTAGAACCAAAGAAGGAAAGACGTTTTTCAAACGTATGGCAGAACGCAAAGCAAAGAGAGAAGCAATGAAATCTAGACTTGCACAGAAGGTTCAGGAGAATACTCTTAATCGTGAAAACGAATATCTAATGGTTGAAGACAACATTGATATGTTGAAGAATATTGTCAAGAACAAATCTGCAAAGAACATCAAATTCAAAGATGGTAATATGAAAGTAGATATGTTTACTGCGTCTGCCATCACACAGGTATTCGATAAAGTAAACTCTTCTAACCAACAGAAGATGGCAAAACTTATTAATGGAAAGAAGGCAGAGTTTATGAAGATTGCTGACTTTGCATTATCTAAAGTGAAGTAATGAAAACCTTCAAAGAATATTCCAGAGGTTATGCTCTTGGTACATACCAAGGAATTGCAGACCTAAACGCAGCGGTAGGAGACAATCCTATATCTAAGACAGACTTAGATGGCGTTGAGAAATATGCTGACAGGTTATATAAATCTAGTGGGATAGATGTTGAGTTTACTCGACACTTCCTAGACAGGGTGAATGATGCGAGAAACAAGAAACAGATTACTGTGGCAGAACTTATTCGATTGTTTAAGCAGTCTTTTAAGAAGTACGGTAAGAAGATTGCACAACTTGGGCCAGACGCCGAAGCAGTCCTGAATGATATGCAGACGGATATTAATATGCCGTTTGCTCTAAAGTGGGATGGTAAGGAGTTAGACTTAATTGCAAAGACTGTAATGAGAAAACCAAATTTTGCAACCTCTAACCAGAAACTATCCTTTTGATAAGGAGAATATGAATGCCGCCTAGAAACCATAAGACATGGATGAAGACGCCTAACGTAGAATATATCTCTTCAGAATGTTATAATAACAACGAAATCTTTCAACAAGAACAAGAACACATTTTTAGTAAAGTGTGGGTGCCGATGTGTCACATCTCAGAGATGTATAATGAAGGTAACTATAGAACCACACAAATTGCTGGACAGAATGTGATTGCAGTAAATACCAAAGATGGTGTTAAAGCATATCGTAATCATGGATTTAATTCCCCATCTGGTACAGTCGCCGCACCAATCGTAACAGTTGAACCACAACTACACTGTGAAGTCAAACACGGTGGAATGGTTTGGGTTACACTAGACCCTAATCCAACACAGAGTGTGGATGAGTGGACTGCTGGTGCATTTGATTGTATTGCAGATGCTATTGACACAGAAGAAATGGAAGTCTTTCATTACCACAAGGCAGTGATTGATACTAATTACAAATTGTGGCATGACACAAACAGTGAATTCTATCACGACTTCATGCATTACTTTAATCGTGTGTCAGGATTTAACGATGAGTACTTTGCTAGAAAAAACATACCATTTGATAATGGTCATGTAAACGTAAGTTCATTCACAGTGAACTATACAGAGTACGATGGATTTGAGGACAGGGGTGAATTATCATTCCCCAACTTACCACCTAATCAGTGGTACATGGTGGACTTGTTTCCAGGCTTTAACTTCAATCTAAGAGGAAGTGCATATCGTTCTGATAGTGTAACACCACTTGGGCCTAACAAGGTTCTGATTGAATTTAGAGGTTATGGATTAAGAAAAGATACACCAGAAGAAAGACTCACTAGAATTAAACATCATAATTCTATCTGGGGCCCGTTTGGTAGAAATCTCCACGAAGATTTAATTGGAGTTGCTGGACAGGGAACGACTATGCGTGAAGGAACAGAAACAAGAAATATCCTACACGGTAGACATGAGAATGGAACTATCCACGATGAAGTGGGTATGAGACATTACTATGGTGCATGGGGTGATATGCTGGGTGTAAATCCAGAACAACCTCTCGCCGCTTAAAAGGAGACTAAAATGATAAATTGGATTAAAAACAGAGTTAGTGAAAGAACATCTTGGGATGGTGCAGTATGCATTGGACTAGGACTTATGATTCTATTCATGGCGCCACTTGCAAAGATTGCTGCTGGTATTGCAATTGCATGGGGTATCTGGACGATTTGGAAGTCTGAGTAAAAGTTATGAACATGAAATTTAGTATTGGTGTATTAATTGCAATTGTTTTACAGGTATCAGCATTTGTCTGGTGGACTGCACAACAAGCCCAAACAATTTCACAGTTGAATGAAGAAGTATCTGCATTAACTTCTCGTATGGCAGTTGAAGATAACGTAAATCTAAAACGTGATATTGCTGATATGAAGAAGGTGTTGTCAGAACATGATAACTGGATTGGTGAAAACTATTCAGATATCGAAGACTTAATTGACTTTGCAACATTCACTGAAAACAGATGGGCAGACGCATATGCACTTGACCCATCTTATGAAAGAAAGTTTGGAACTAAGGCGCCAGTGAAATGATAAAATTATACGGAATTATTATTCTCGTAGCAATCTTGGGTGGTGTTGGATATGGTGCTAAGTACTATTACGACACCACCCAAAACACTATTGCACAGTTGCGTGATAACAATGCGAAACTGGAAGTTGCAGTTGATACTGCACAAACTAGTGTTGAGACACTACAAGGTGATATGGTAAAACTTGCAAGTCTGAATAAAGGGTTGCAACAAGATTTACAGAGAGCAGAAGCATACAGTGATGAACTTAGACAAAAACTAAGTAACCTAGACTTGATTGTGGAAGCATTAAAAGATTCTAAAATGTTAGAAGGAAAAATGAATGGCGCTACAGCGAACTTATGGCGTGACTTCATGGGTGACACTGGTGGTAATGCTGAACGTCCTCTTCCTAACTGGTTGCTCGAGTCTCCGAATGGAGCCGGAAGTGAAAGTAGTAACCAAGGTGGAGAAAGTACAGATACCGACAGTGGCAAGACCGAAGCCACTCCAACTAAATGACACTAGAGTATTTGTAGTCACCAAAGATAACTTTGAAGAATTCCAAAAGGAGTTCACTGAGTTATATGGGGACTTGGCGTTTGTAGCATTGAGTATGAAAGATTATGAAAATCTTGCATTGAACATTGCCGATATCAAACGGTACTTAGAACAACAGAAAGAAATAATCCTATATTATGAGAAAGCAGTGACAGAAGAGGATAATACAGGAGAAGAGAAATGACATCAGTAGAAATGGTTGCATGGGTACAGGACTTACTCATCACATGGTGGCAGTTTACCGTAGTAGGTATTCTGATTATTATTGGTTGGTGCATCAACTTGTTTGGTGTAGACAGCAAAGAAAAAGTTATTGGTTTTGAATATAAGGAAATGCCTCATATGATGCCAATCGCAATCCCTACGAAGGGTAAAGGATTTTGGAGTGCAATCTGGATGTGGTTGATGGGAAGTCGCCACTGGATTGTTGCAAAAGATTTTCACTACAAGATGTTCGGTAACGAATATGTAATCCCAAAGGGGTTTCAATTTGATGGGGCATCTATTCCTAAATTCTTACACACATGGTTATCACCTACAGGCGTATTGTTAATGGGTGGACTTGTGCATGATTATGCTTACAAGTATGCTGGACTGAAGATGAAAGGTAAAAAAGAATTACACGAATTAGACCAAAAACAGTCTGACGTAATTTTCAGAAACATAAATATAGAAATAAATGGTTTTCACTTTCTTAACTATCTTGCATTCTGGGCACTACGAATCGGTGGATGGGTTGCATGGAACGGACACAGGAAAAACGATTAAATGCCAACTGTCAAGACGTTAGATACAGAAGTTGAACTTCTGAAGAGAGAGGTTGCTGACATGAAACTCATTCATGTCAGGTTGGACTCTGCAATCGAAAAGATTGCAGATGTCTCAACTTCCTTACATACGATAATGGCAGTACATGAAGAAAAATTAATTAGACAGGAAGAACAGTTGGAAGACCAAGAAAAAGAATTTCGTGAAACTGTTCAAGAACTGCACAGTAGAATCACTTCAAACGCAAAAGAAACATCCACTCAAATGGGAGATATGGAACGTAGACTCCATTCTGCTATGGATGAACATAATAAGAAGGAAACTGAACAGTTTCTCAAATTGCGTGAAGAATTACAAACCAGAGTAGGCATACTGGAAAGATGGAGACACATCATCATCGGTGGTGCCATCGTAATAGGTTTTATATTACAGAAGATATTACCATCTATCTTATAAAAATCTATTGACAATAGGGTAAATACCCTGTATATTATGTACTATGAATTACATTGATATTAAGTACATCTCTTTAATCTCCCATCGACTTAGGAACTTCACCAAAAAGAGTGATTACCTGTGGAATTTTTCGTGTCCATATTGTGGTGACTCTCAGACGAACCGAAGGAAGGCGAGAGGTTTTGTTTACAGAACAAAAAATGACCTTTTCTATAAATGTCATAATTGTGCTGTTGGAACAACTCTATCCAAATTGATAGAGTATACAGATGAAAATTTACATAAGGAATATGTACTAGAAAGGTACAAGGAAGGTCTTACGTCCAATGGACGAGGAGATAAGACCCCTGGCGCATCGATTAAAGCGCCCGACTTCAAGTTTACTAAACCAGTATTCAAGAAGTCGTTTGGATTACAATCTTTTGCACAGTTGGATAAAAATCATCCTGCTGTTGAAATTTTATCCAAAAGAAACCTTCCTAAAGAAACTTGGAATGATATATACTTTAGTCCCAAGTTCTATGAGTTCTCCAATACTCAACTTGTGAATAAATTTCCGTCACTAGAAGGCGACCACCCACGCATGGTTATTCCGTTCCGTAAGGAGTCTGGAGATATCTTTGCTTATCAAGGACGTTCATTTGGTAACGAAAAACAAAAGTATATTACTATCATTCTTGATGACCGCCATCCGAAAATTTTTGGTTTGGACAGGTTGGATAATTCTGCTACTGTTTATGTCGTGGAAGGCCCCATTGATAGTTTATTTTTGGAGAATAGTATTGCAGTTGCTCAAAGCGATTTGCGTGTACCTCAATACAAAGATAAGGCGGTTCTTGTCCCTGATAATGAACCGAGAAACGTAGAAGTCTGTAGACAAATTAAAAAGTTTATAGATGATGGGTATTCAGTTTGTATCTGGCCACAAGACATAAAAGAAAAAGATATAAATGATATGATTTTGTCTGGAATGACCTCGGCAGAGATTATGAGCATTATACATAGTAACACCCACAAAGGATTACAAGCACAAACCGTTTTCAATTCTTGGAAACGAAACTAGAAACATTAGGAGAAATAAACAATGGCCCTTGAGAACGTAGTAACATTCCCAAGTGCTGAGGAAGATATTCATCACCTCGGCATCACTATCGACAAGACAAAAGACAAAGATTTATCAGAACAAGCATACAAACTACTCAAGGACTATTATTGTAATGAAAATGAAGACTCACCACAACAAGCATACGCTCGTGCCGCAGTTGCATATTGTGATGGTGACTTAGGACTTGCACAAAGAATTTATGATGCAGTATCCAAAGGTTGGTTTATGTTTGCATCACCAGTATTATCAAATGCACCAATGCCTGGGCAGAAAGCAAAGGCATTACCTATTTCATGCTTTCTAACTTATGTACCAGATTCACTTGAAGGACTAATCGACCATACTGCTGAGTTGCGTTGGTTGTCTGTTAAAGGTGGTGGAGTTGGTGGACATTGGAGTTCAGTTCGTGCAATCTCTGATAAAGCGCCAGGCCCTATGCCTTTCCTTCATACGGTAGATGCAGACATGACTGCATATCGTCAAGGTAAAACTCGTAAGGGTTCTTATGCAGCATACATTGATGTAGAGCATCCAGACATTATTGAGTTCTTGAACATGAGAGTTCCAACTGGAGATGTTAATCGTAAAAACCTCAATTTGCACCATGCAATCAACATTAGTGACGCTTTTATGAGGGCTGTGGAACGTGGAGAGCAGTGGGACTTAAAAGACCCACATGATAACTCTGTAAGAGAAACAATGCCTGCAAGAACTTTATGGCAACAAATCTTAGAGACAAGATATCGTACAGGCGAACCATATCTAAACTTTATCGATACTGCCAATCGTGCGTTACCACATACAATGAAAGCAAAGGGATTAAAGATACACGGTTCTAATTTGTGTAATGAAATCCATCTACCGACCTCAGAAGATAGAACTGCTGTATGTTGTTTGTCTTCTCTAAACTTGGAGAAATATGATGAGTGGAAGAATTCTAGTGTTGTTCGTGACCTTATACGTTTCCTCGACAATGTATTACAATTCTTCATTGACAATGCAGGCGATGAAATCTCAAGAGCAAGATATTCTGCAACACAAGAACGTAGTCTTGGACTAGGTGCAATGGGGTGGCATTCACTTCTACACCAAAAGAGAATTGCATTTGAATCTTCAGAAGCAAGGGAACTAAATCGTAAAGTATTCAGTCACATCAAAAGTGAGGCAGTTAAAGAATCTAACACAATGGGATACGAAAGAGGAGAAGCACCAGATATGCAAGGAACAGGTAGACGTAATTCACATCTACTTGCAATCGCTCCAAATGCAAACAGTTCTATTATTGTTTCCACTTCACCATCTATTGAACCATCAAAGGCAAATGCATATACACACAGAACTCGTGCTGGTTCACATTTAGTAAAGAATAAATACCTAGAACAAGAACTCAAGAAAGTAAAGAAGAATAAACAAGATGTTTGGTCAGATATTATCACTAATGGCGGTTCAGTCCAACACCTCGACTTCCTCTCGCAAGAAGTCAAAGATGTTTTCAAAACAGCGATTGAACTTGACCAATTGGTTTTGGTGGAACAAGCCGCAGACAGACAAGAATACCTCTGTCAAGGACAATCCCTAAATCTATTCTTTCCTGCTGGTGCAGATAAGAAAGAATTGCATAGGTCACATTTTGCTGCGTGGAAACTCGGCACTAAAGGACTATATTATCTAAGGACAGAAACTTCACAACGTGCAGAGAATGTATCGCAAAAAGTAGTTCGTGACCAACTAAAAGACTTTGAAACTCAAACAATAGAAGCACAGTCGCAAGATGAATGTGTAGCATGCCAAGGATAATGTAATGCGTAGATTAAGAAAACTCGTAGAGAATGCTCTTATTGATACACAGGAAAATTATATCAATACTCGTAAAGAGCAACTAAAAGAAGAATCACTAAAGTGCCATGATGAGATGGATGCAGCATGGTATAACCGAATTATCCAAGAGTTGGATTGGGTTCAACAGATGAAATCAAAACCAACACATAATTGTTATATGTCGAAAGGAATGATGAAAGAATGAAAGTAGAAATTTATAGTAAATCACATTGTCCATTTTGTGAGAAGGCCAAACATTGGTTCGATTCACATGGATACGAATACACAGAAACTAAGATGGACAACGAAGAAGAAAGACTTGCTTTCTACCAGAGAGTTCCTAATGCAAAATCTGTGCCACAAATCTTTATCGATGATAAACTAATCGGTTCGTATGATGAGTTTATGAAAGTCGCAGATAAGTTTGTAAAGAAAAAAGGTGGGGGACTTATGGAGTTCTCTGAAACCTACAAACCATTTCACTATCCTTGGGCAGTTGAAATCACAACAAGACACGAGAAGGTACACTGGATTGAAGACGAACTAGATTTGTCTGAAGATGTATCTGATTGGAAGTCTGGTAAGATGAGTGCAGTCGAAAAGGAATATGTAACTAACATTCTAAGACTGTTTACACAATCAGACGTAGCAGTAGGACAGAATTATTTTGACCAATTTATCCCAAAGTTTAAGAATAATGAAGTACGAAATATGCTCGGTTCGTTTGCAACTAGAGAAGGTATTCACCAACGTGCTTATGCACTCCTTAATGAGACACTTGGGTTATCTGATGCCGAGTATCATGCATTTCTAGAATATCAAGAGATGGCAGACAAGATTGAATTTATGATGGACAGTGACCCCAACACAATTAAAGGACTAGGACTATCACTTGCAAAGTCTGTGTTCAATGAGGGTGTTGCTCTGTTTGCATCATTTGTCATGCTCCTTAACTTCCAAAGGTATGGTAAGATGAAGGGTATGGGTAAAGTTGTTGAATGGTCAATTCGTGACGAATCAATTCACGTTGAAGGTGTATCTAAACTATTCAAAGCATATTGTGCAGAACATCCTCGTATCGTAGACGATGAGTTCAAAGGTGATATCTATGAAATGGCAAGACAAGCAGTTAAACTTGAAGACAAGTTTGTTGACCTTGCATATTCTATGGGTGAAATCGAAGGTCTAGATGCCGCTGAAGTAAAACAATATATAAGGTATATAACTGATAGAAGACTTCTTCAATTGGGTATGAAACCAAACTTCAAGGTAAAAGATAATCCATTGCCGTGGTTAGAGTGGGTACTTAACGGTGCAGACCATACTAACTTCTTTGAGAACAGAGTAACCGAATATGAGGTTGCTGGTTTGACTGGCAAGTGGGATGATGTCTACGCCGCTGCTTAGGATTATCAATGAGTAAAAAAGAGATACTTTGTGAATCGTGTGATGCTGTTTTCAGAATACAACACACGATGGAAGAACATTTCTATTCTGTCAAATATTGCCCCTTCTGTTCTGAAGAACTAAATAGTGAGAACGAGGATGAGATTGAGGACTATGATGAAGATGAATGGTAATGTGGATATATCAAGGCAAAGTAGTAGAAACCCTTCCAGATGACTGTGAAGGGTTTGTATACCTAATCACCAATAATACTAATGGTAAAATGTATGTTGGTAAAAAGTTAGCAAGATTTAAGGTAACCAGACCACCCCTCAAGGGTAAGAAAAATAAAAGACGTTCTAGCAAAGAGAGTGATTGGAAAACCTATTGGGGTTCTTCTGACCACCTCAATGCTGACGTTGCAGAACTAGGCGAAGAGAATTTCACAAGAGAGATTCTACACTACTGTCAAAGTAGAGGTATGCTTAGTTATCTAGAAGCAAAAGAACAATTCGATAGAGAAGTTCTTCTCTCTGATGATTACTACAACGGCATAATCAATGTCAGAGTTGGTAGTTCCAAAGTTTTACAGGAGAACCTGTGCAATTATGACACAGGTGTTTTTCCAAAACAAAGACAATAAGACTGACCTTTGTTGTATAAATATATGTGTAAAACCCCCCAAAGGAGTATTATATGTGGCCTTATACAGATGAGGAAGTCGAATTCGTAAGCGTTCGGCCTAATCAAAAGAACGACCAAACTAAACCGTAGGGGATGCAGATGCATCCCTTTTATCATTTTGAAGACGAGGAAGAAATAAAATGTCAAAATGGATTGCAAAATTGTTTCAAACGAGACATAACCCCAATGATATCGTTAACTTTATTAGAACCGAATATGCTAACGATGTTAGACACATGAGAGATGAAGATGTTATTCATTTCTACAACAACATAACCAATAAGAAAAGGAGCGCCTAACCAATGTCCATTGGATTAGTAATAAACTATACATATAAATCTACTTGCGAAATTTGTGAAGTAATTTCTGAATTTGCATCAAAAACATTTAATAAAATGATTACCCACTTTGAAATAATTGGTACTGCTAAAGCTGCAGCACAATTAGCACAACAGGGTTATATTAAAGAATCAAAAGAACTAATGATGCAACTAAAGAAATTGAAAGGCGAATAAGAATGCTTAAGATGTTCAGACTATGGATGACTAGAAGTAGAATGTCACCCATTGAAAGATACCTATCTCAATCAGAAGACTTAGTAGACTTGGAACAAAGACAGAAGAAGTTGTCTTACAATAACTATAAGGTTTATTAAAGTTTTGTGACAAACTAACTTTACCACCTATATAATAATAACAGGAGCAATCTATTTGCTCCTTTTATTTTGGAGGTATCCATGACAACAGAACTATGGAAAAAGGTAAAGAAAATGGATTTAGGAAACCCTGCTATCACTGCCCTTGTGGGCTTGGTGATTTTTTATATCGGACTTAAAACATTCTCAGGCGGCATGAAGTCGATGGGAAATATGGAACATCTAACTTGGTTTATTGCAAACCCATATTATATGTTCTTTGGTGGAATTATTATGACACTGCTCTGGCAATCGTCTAGTCTATCCACTACGGCAATCATCGCATTAGTCGCTTCTGGTGCAGTACCACTACCGGCCGCAATCGCTTGTGTACTTGGTGCAAACATTGGAACAACTGGAACTATCTGGTTGGCAGGACTTCTGGTTTCAGATGGAATGCCGAAGGGTGACACCTTGCGAATCGCACTTGCACATACAGGGGTAAACCTGTTTATGGCGGCGACTCTACTACCTTTTGTGCATCATATTGCAAGATTCTTGGGTAGATTCTAAAAAATAATAAAACTTTTTTACTAAGTCCTTGTTTTTACAGGGACTTTTTTTTAGCAAAAATGCATTTTTCTCTTGACATTTGTTATAATAACAAGTATACTGTATAAGTAAGATGAGTTGAAAGAGAGGAATTCAAATGACTGAGACAATTTTTATTAGTGCGAACAACGGTGGACTTGAGATTTACAAGGGTGCTGGAAACTTGATTGCCGGAAACATCAAGACTGCAAAGACTTTCAAATATGTGATGGATACTCACGGTATTGACATTGACAATGATACCATCTACTACACAAGTAGCATGGACTTTGCAGACGAAGAAGGGTTCGACCACTATGGTGATGCAAAGATACTTGCAGAAGAAGGTTTCAAATTAATCGAAATGACAAAGGAATATTAGAATGGATAAATTAAAAATTGCGAAATGTGTTTGTGACTTATATTGGGAGTTTGACAGAATGTCATCTTCTGGTCAAGAGACACTTGAGAAACTTGCAACTCTAGTTGGTGTTGCTACTGAA